TAGGTACTGGAGTCCAGTGTATTCGCGGGGATCGTATAATTTTCCAATATTATTATTGAGCGGGTTGGTCACAGACAGGGTGACAGACGCGGCGTCGGCATCGATATCGACGGTCTTGACGTATAACTGCCAGGACTTAATCGGTACAGACACGTCGCCGCTGTCGAAGATCTGCCTAGTGGCTGTGATGGCCGTTAACCGGGCCGCCCCCTTCCACCGCTTCATCAGCGCTTTGATGTCAGACGACAGCCGCCCTAACTTCACCGTCGCGTCGATCACCGGCGTGCCGCTCTGCTGGCTCTCTTCGATTTCAAAGCGCGCGGGCGTGTACTCCTGGCCGCCAAGCGTCTTGGGGAAGAACTGCTTATCGACCAGGCGGACATAGCCGAAGGATGGATGGTAGAACGTGATGGTGTCGTACAGTCCGCGCGTCGGGCGCTGCTGCTTATAAGCTCTGAAGGTAGGCATCACGGCACTCTCGGTAAAGATTCCGGGTCGCGCCCGTCAGGATAACCTGTAACAACGATATCCAGCCACGAATCCCACGGCGGCGGAAGTTCAACAATGATATCGTCGAACTCGTCGTCAGCGTTATAGAGGTGGTTCGCAATAACGGTCCCCGTCCAGGTCACTACCCCGCCGTCGATACTGGTTTGGACTGGCATCTGCGTGAAGTGAAGCTCCTGCAATTGCAGGCCACTACCGCCCAGATTGATATTCATCCGGAACCAGTTCAGGCCCCGGTTGAGATAGTTCGGGCTGCGTAGCCACTGCTGGAAAGCGCGTTCCTGCGCCAGAGTGAAGATCCACGTCAGTGACCAGGTCACTTTCAGGTCGTCGGTTTGATTCTCGAAGATAGCCGGGCCGACCGCTGGCTGATCGGTCTGGAACCCGGTATCGAGCGTCATGTTTTTGCTGGCCT